GATTTGAATGATGCTGTAGATATTGAAGACTACGAAAGGTGTTTACTGTATTCAGATATGCTAAAAAATAGTGAGTTTAGACTAGATGATTAATAAATTTATAACTGATAAGTACGAAGATATAATGTTGATGTCGAAAAAGATCTGTAGATCCCATGTTGAATGGGAAGAGGTTGGACACTATTGTATTGAAAAGTTTATGATACATGAACGAGCTGAAGAACTAATAGATGCTAATAGAGCAATGCAATTCATAAGTGGTATCATGCATCGTAGTTTTCATTCATCAACTAGTCAATATCATAAAGATATCCGTCAAAAAGGAAGAATGCATACCCTTCCCTCTACTACACAGTTAGAATNTTCTGATATAGATTATAACCTTGAGCAAGATATTTTAATAGACACTATCGAGGTTATCCTAGAGGAGATGATAGCTGATTCTAAAGAACGTTACTTTCAAGCAGTACTCTTTCAAATGTATGCGAAGGACCAAAACTTCAGTAAGATAAGTAGAGAAGTAGGAATTCCAAGAACAACAATTAGTAGAGCAGTAGAAGATGCTAAAAAATATATTAAACAAGAATTAAAAAATAGAGGAATAGAAGATGAACTATAATTTAATAATAGGTATAGCTTGTATGGTAGCAGTATTAATGGAAGTACCAATATACCAAACATTACTAGAAAAGCTAAAGATAGATGTTAAACCATTCAACTGTCCACTATGTTTTGCATTTTGGATTAGCTTGATACCGTTCATAGTTACAACCGGACCATGGTTTATATTTAACAGTATAGTTACTGGTGTATTAGCAGAACTTATAAACTCACAACTCAACAGATCATGATGAACCCAAAAGATTACAATTGGTTATTAGAACGTAAGAACTTCATGTATGTTTCTACTAAAATCTCTAAAGAAGATAAGCAAGAAATCTATAACATTTATAATAGATTAACAGGAGACAAGAAGAAACCAAACGGTTGTGGAAGATGTATGAGAACAGTAACTAACTTAATCAAGCATTATTTCGAAAGATATATTGCTATCTAAAAACAACAAATAATTATGTTTCAACCAGGACAATCAGGAAACCCTAACGGAAGAAAGAAAGGATCAAAGAACAAAGCTACTAAAGAGATAAGAGAAGCTTACCAAAAGTTAACAGAAGATAATCTAGATAATATGAATAGATGGTTACTACAAGTTTCACATGAAGACCCAGCAAAAGCAATGGATCTAATGTTAAGACTTTCAGAATACATTATACCTAAACTAGCAAGACAAGAAGTAGTAGGTAATGATGGTGAAGACTTATTTAAGAATGTTAAGTTTAGTTTCGGACCAGATATTAATAATGATCAAGATAGAATAGAAGAATAGATGACATTNACAGGTTTCACACCACATCAATCACAAAGAGAAGTAATAGACTCTATAATACACGGAGAAGAGAAGTTTCATATNGCTACAATAGGTAGACAATGGGGAAAGTCTATGATGGGTATGAATCTTGCCCTATATTGGATGATCAANGAGGGTCCCTGTAAGGTACTGTGGGTCTCCCCTGTTTATAGTCAAGCATCTAAAGTACATAAGGAACTCTACGCTGCTATAGCGACCTCTGGTATTGTAAAGACAAACAACTTTTCAGACAATACAATCACCCTTCAAAATGGTAGTGAAATAGTATTCAGATCCGCAGAAAGATATGATAATATTCGTGGTATGACAATGGACTATGGTATATTAGATGAAAGTGCCTTTATGAAAGAAGACGCATGGAGAGAAGCAATCAGACCAGTATTCGCAGTAAGAGGTAAAAAGATACTATTCATCTCAACACCAAAAGGAAAGAACTACTTCTATGAGTTATTCCAATTAGGAAAGAGTCCAGACAACACAAGATATAAGAGTTATACAGGATCAAGTTATCAAACACCTTATATAAGTTCAGAAGAAATAGAAGATGCAAGAAAGACCCTACCAGAAAATGTATTCAAACAAGAATATCTAGCAGAGTTTATAGATAGTGGAGGAGAAGTATTCAGTAACCTAGATAAGATAGAATTGCATCAATACCCAAGACCACAAGGTAAAGTATATTGTGGAATAGATTTAGCAAAACAAGAAGACTATACAGTAGCAACCTTTATAGATTCAACAGGAGTAGTAGTAGATATCTATAGAGACAATAAAAAGACTTGGGCTCAAATAACTAATGAATTGGTTAAACATATAAAGAAATGGAACGCAACAACCCTAGTAGAGGTTAACTCAATAGGTGATGTAATCTTTGAACAAATAAAGAATCAATGGCAAGATACTCATCCATTCGTTACTACTGCTAAAAGTAAGAATGAAATCATCGAAGGTCTTATATTAGATGTAAATGATCAAAGAATAAAGATACCCTCTAAGGAACTCTTTCCGGCACTCCAACATGAACTATCAGTATTTACTTACGAGTACAACCCTAAGTCACGGAGCATACGATACGGACATCCAAGTGGACAGCATGATGATACAGTAATCTCACTAGCACTTGCAAACTACAATCGTAAACAAAATAAGAACTATGGAAACTACGCAGTGACTGGAAGATCCGGTCGCTACTAGTATTTCATAATAACAAACTAATATATTTAATAGTAAGATGTTCAAACTTAATATAGATGACGTAGAGTATGGATTCCCAGAGAGACTTACAATTGATACTTAAGAAAGATTTAAACCAAACATCTACGTGGATTCCTGTAATTAGTAAGCTTATGGGGTTGCACCCTAAAGACTTAGTTACTATGAGTGATAGCCAACTACAAATGTGTATGGGTATTATCTTTGCTAAATTGGAAGAACGTAAGGAAGCTGCTTGGATAAACCCAAGTACTTTGACATTTGGAGAATGGGTAGACTTAGATGTATGGATAACTAAAGGAGTTGGAGTACACGCTAAGGAGATCCTAAAGATACTTCAATTACACAAAGGAGAACTAATGGCAGATGAAGCAAGTTATATCATAGAGTCCTTTATAACATGGAGAACTTGGATATACAAACAGTACTCTGAGTTATTTGGATTAGACTTAGATGAAGATGAGAATATAATAACAGATGAAGATAGTATTGAGGGTCCAGTAGATCCTGATCAAGTAATCAATGGATGGTACTCAATCATTATAGGATTAGCTGGAGACAACCTATTAAATATAGATAAGGTTACAGACCAACCAGTACTAGCAACACTAAACTTTATGGCTTATCAAAAACAGAAGACAATAGCAGAGAACTTCAACAAATTAAAACAACAAAAGCAATATGAATTACAAAGACGTCGTTAACAGAATACAAGAGATTGTAGAAGACCACAAGATGTTGGTAGACTTCGGTTATGGACAAGTATCCGATCTTAAGACCAGATCAACAGGTACTGAAGGAGAACCAGATGGTGCAGACTATCCTTACCTCTTCTTAAACCCTACACAACACGTAAGGACTCAACAACAGATTACCTATAACTTTAACATGATTGTTATGGATATGGCTAGAGAGGAAGAGGCACATGAGTATCAAAACTTCTTAAACATTCAGAGTGACTGTATACAATATATCGATGATGTTGTTGCAAGACTCTATTACTACTATAAGGATAAACCGGAAGTATCTATGGATTTAAACTATACTCCATTCTATGAGAGGTTCCAAGATGATTTAGCAGGAGCAACAGCAACTCTAAGTATTGTAGTTCCTAATAGTATTAACGAATGTATAGCACCTTTTGAGCCTATCCCAGTACCTCCAGTAACAGGAACCTTAGTCTTAGATACTTATACAGTTGGAATTCAAACAATACAACCAGACGCTTCTCAAAGTCCTGTATCCTTTCAAAATACTATATTAGATACCTATAACGGTATGGTTAGCCAACCTAACATATATACTATTGAAGCAACTGGAACTTGGAGATTTGTAATGACTGGTACTGGAAGAAGAACATCAAACTTAGGAGGTAACTTTATGGATGGACTTAATCTAGTTGTTCAACAACCTAGTCCTGAACAATCATATGAAGCTGACGTATCAAACTGGCCACCTACTAACCAACCAGTTGGACAGGACTTTGACTTTACTTTAGAATGGACAAGTTACCAATTATCTCCAGCTAATAACTTTGTAGCAATACAAGCAACTGATCTACCGATTACTGAAGATCCAATGTTGTTACTAAGTGGAGCAAACCTTAAAGCATACTTCATACCATCAGAACCAGCACCACTACCAGTTGTTACAGAAACTACAGTATTAGAATTTACTCAAGGTGCTACTCAACAAGAAGTTTATAAGACTAATGCAGCTTATAACTTTG